GTAACTCGGTGTCGGCGGACATGGGGCGGCGGGTGAAACTCGAAGACGGGCGGACCTACAAGGGCATCTCCTGGACCCGCGCCGACAAGTCGCAAGGATCTCGCAAGAACGGCTGGGAGCAGATGCGCACCGCGATGCGCAACGCCAAGCCCTTGGTCGCAGCGGACGGAACGGTGCTGCCCAGGGAAGAGCCGGGGTTGTTCGTGTTCGACACGTGCCGCCAGTTCATCCGGACGGTGCCAAATATTCCTCGCTCCGAGAAGGACTTGGACGATGTTGACAGCGACGCCGAGGATCACGTGGCAGATGAGGCGCGCTACCGGGTCCGCCAAATGAACTTGCGCACGAGAGGCTCTCATGTTATTGGGATGCACTGAGACACACACCAGTTGGAGATTGTGCAGTGCGGGGATCGATCCGAGACGGAATGGTCCCTCCGGCGCTGCGGCTGCCCCAGGTATTTCTTGCGACCATGATCTTCGCCTTGGCGACGTGGATCCACACTCGGCTCCCGTTGCCGCTCATGGCGCTGATCTTTCTGCCCAATCTGCTGGTTCATTTCAGCCAGAGGGCGTTGGCCGCATATCTGGAACGGGATGCCGCGCCGGGGGGCAAGATGATGGGCTTCTACTTCGACGAGCGGAGCCATCCGCTGCTTACGCTGTTTCTACGAGCATGCGCGGCACACCATCTCTGGCAATTGCCGCTGCTTTCGTCGGCGGCTACTCTCGCGATCGTGCATCGCGAGACCGGCGAGCCTTTGGCGCTCGCGGGCATGGTCATTTTCTACGTCCTCGTCCTCTCGCTGGAATGCTTCGTCCTCGTGACTGGCGTCCGGACGGCGGCTACATTCCGACGGAGCAGGGGACTGTAAGTAATGGTCGACGCGGGCTCAGCGATCGACAGCGTTCAGGTAGCCGGGCAGCCAGTATGGCTGGTCCTGCTGGGCAGCCTGCTTACGCTCGTGATCATTCCACTTTTCAACATGATCAAGCCGTATATCCTTACGGCGGAGCAGCGCGAGGCGCGCGCCGAGAGGTTGCGCGCCAAGGCCAACCAGGCGGAGACGGAGGCCATGGCCTTGCTGCGTGAAGAGCGGGATCGCGCGATCCAGCGCTATGAAGCCGAATTCAAGGCTCACATGGAGCTCGTGGGCGACCACAAGTTCGTGGCCCACAAGCTCGCCGAGATGGAAATGCGCCATCAGGAATGCGAGGAGCAGAACCGCGAAATGCAGGAGCGCATGACGCGGCTCGAAGCAATGATCACGCCGCCCGCAGCCAATTGATTGCTCTTCTCCGCATCGTGCAGTAGAGAGGTGTCATGGCACTCGACGCGCGACACCCCTCATATGTGGACCGAGCTCCTGATTGGGAGCTCCTGCGAGACGCCCAGGCGGGCGAGCGCGCGGTCAAGACCAAGGGCTTCGTCTACCTCCCGCCGACTTCCGGCATGTGGCACGACGGCATGCAGACCACGGAAGCCCCCGGCTACCGTGCCTATGCGGCCTACCGCACCCGCGCCGTGTTCCCGGACTTCGTGTCCGAGGCGGTGGGTCATATGTTGGGGCTCATGCACGCCCGGCCCGCGAAGATCGAGCTGCCCGCGCAGCTGGAGCCGATGCGCGCCGCCGCTTCGTCCCAGGGAGAGACCCTCCAGCATCTGCTGATGCGCATCAACCAAGAGCAGCTCGTCACGGGACGGCTCGGGCTCATGCTGGATCTGCCCGAGGGCAAGCGCCAGGGTGTGCCGCGCATGTTCCTCTCGCTCTACCCAGCGGAGACGATCCTCAATTGGGACGAGAACCTGGTCGGCGGCGACCGCACGGTGCTCAACCTGGTCGTGCTCGACGAAAGCCGCTATGAGCGCCGCCCCGGCCTGGATTGGGATTGGGTGGAGCGCTACCGCGTGCTCTCGCTTGGTCCGATTGAAACCAACGAGGTGACCGGCGTCTATGGGCAGGCGCTGAGCGACACCAAGGACATTCCCACCTCGCTGCTGCAGCCGTCCATTCAGGGCCGCACCCTCGACCGCATCCCCTGGGCGTTCATCAACACCAAGGACAACCTGTCGGAGCCAGATCGCCCGCCCCTCCTGGGCCTTGCACGGCTGTGCATGACCATCTACCGGGGCGAGGCGGACTATCGCCAGAACCTGTTCATGCAGGGCCAGGACACTTTCGTCACGATCGGCGCACCAGACACCGGCGAGGATGGCGAGCGCGTCGGCGCGGGGGCCATGATCAATCTGCCCGCTGGCGCGGACGCCAAGTATGTCGGCGTGCAGAGCCAGGGGCTGAGCGAGCAGCGCCAGGCGCTGGAGACCGACCGAGCCATGGCCGCGCAGCGCGCGGGCCAGCTGGCCACCGCCAAGTCCAAGCAGATCGAAAGCGGGGAGGCGCTGCAGACCCGCATCGCTTCGGTAACGGCCTCCCTCACCTCCATCGCCAAGAGCGGTGCAGCGGGCCTGGAGCAGCTCCTGCGCCAGGCGGCGGAGTGGGTGGGGGCCGACCCGGACCAGGTGAAGGTCGAGCCGAACCTGCAATTCCAGGATCTGTCTTTCAACCCGCGCGACATCGTCGAGCTGGCTTCGGCCCGCGCGATGGGCGCGCCGCTCTCGCGGAAGAGCTTCCACGCTGTGCTCAAGGAACGGGGCTTCACCCGCCTGGAGTACGACGAGGAAATCCGCGAGATCGAGGAGGAAGAGCCCTTGACCGCCATGGATGGCACCATGGGAGACTTGCCGGCAGACGGCCCACCCAGCGGAGGAGATACCAGTGGCGGAAGTGCGAGCGCTGCCGCAGCGTCGGGAGCGAACTGAGGCTGAGGAAGCCTTGTTCAAGGATCTGGCTGAATTCGCTGAGGATCAGCAAGAGGGCTCCCGCGTGGCGGGCTATGTGGCAACGGTCCTCTATGAGGATGGCTCGACGCGCACCGCGTCGTTCCGGCCCCGGCTCAGTGAGGACCAGGAGGGCAACCCGCTCTACATGGGTCGCGCGCTGTTCTGGGCCTGGGCACGCACGGCCCTGGACAAGCATCAAGTGTTCGGCGAAGCGGTAGACGCAGCGGACCACGTCCTCTCGGGGAACTGACATGGCCACCACGCCCCCAGAAGAGGGCGGTGCCAACGAGGCGCTCTTCGCCGCGCTGATCCGCCACCAGATCATGATGCTCCGTGTGAGCGCGGACTTGCGCCGCCGCATTCAGCGTCTGCTGGACGAGACGGAAGCCGACATCGCGGACAAGATCCGCTCGCGCCTGCTGGGCAACACTGGTCTGGAAACCCAGGCAGATGTGCGGCGCATGGAAGCGTTGTTGCGCTCGATCCGGAATATCCGTACCCGCGCTTGGTCCCAGGTGACTGACGAGTGGGTCCAGGAAGCGATGGCGATCGCGGAAGCCGAGCCTCGCTTCGTCAGTGCCATCATGACCACTGTCTCGCCGGTTGTGCTGGACCTGGTGCTCCCGCCTGTTGAGCAGTTGCGAGCTCTCGTTGAGAGCAATCCGTTCGAGGGTCAGACCCTCCGCGAATGGGCCAGCACGATCGCCCAGGCGGACTTGCGCCGGATCGAGGGCCAGATCCGTGCCGGGGTAATTGCAGGAGAGGGCTCCGCCGCCATTGCTCGCCGCGTCGTAGGCTCCGCCCGGCTGCGCGGCACCGATGGTGTAACCCAGATCACGCGGCGCGAAGCCGAGAGCATTACCCGCACGGCGGTCAACCACATCTCCAACGCGGCGCGCCGCGAATTCATCATCGCGAATGCGGACCTGTTCGACAAGGAGCAGTTCGTCGCAACCCTCGACGCGCGCACCACGCCGGTCTGTCGCTCCTACGATGGCGAGCGCTTCGACGTGGGCAAGGGGCCGATCCCCCCGCTGCACTTCAACTGCCGCTCGCTGCGCGTGCCGGTGCTCGACGGCGATGCCCTGGGCTCGCGTCCCTTCGTGGCGGCAACCCGCGCCCAGGTGCTGCGCGAATATGCCGAGCAGAACGGGCTGAAGGTGCCCAAGACCCGTGACGGTCTGCCCTACGGTCACAAGACCGCGTTCGACCAATTCGCTCGCCGCCGCGTTCGGGAGCTGACGGGCCGGGTGCCGGGCCGCACCACCTACCAGGAATGGCTCTCGACTCAGAGCGCGGCCTTCCAGGACGATGTGCTGGGGCCGACCCGCGCGGCGCTATTCCGCCGGGGTGGACTGACGCTCGACAAGTTCGTGAACCGGAGGGGCGACGAGCTGACGCTCAGCCAGCTCGCCACCCTTCATGAGGACGCCTTCAGGGCCGCAGGACTGGACCCGAAGGGCTTCCGAGATTAACTGACGCGCGGCTTGCCGCCCGTCGACACTTCGCTGCCCGACGCATTGCCGGACTTCGCAGGCTTGGTGCTCGGCTTGGGAGCACGAGTGGGCTTCGACCGAGCCTTGCTCATGTCGGGCTTCGGCGCGCCTTGGCTGTTAGCATCTGCCATGATGGTCTCTCCTTCAGAGCTCCTCGGGAGATCAACGGTCATGGGGCTAGGAGGTTGCGGGCCAGGCAGGGAGATCTGGCCTGGCCCGCGTCTCGTGCCAACGAGAATGGTAGGGGAGGCTGGATTTGCACCAACGACGCGGGGGTTATGAGCCCCCTGTCCCACTGTGGCTCTCCTTCAGGTGGCACTTCTGTTGCCAGGCAGTACCCGCCCCTGTGAATTTACGCCGCCAGGCGGAGAGCAGTGCCCTCGTCGTTGTCGTTGACAGTTAAGTCTTCTTGCCAGCATAACGGGCTGACCTAACGGGCCGCGTCCTACATCTCTCCGCGCAGTCGATCCTAGTTCACCCCCGTCAACGGCACAGTGGGCGCGTTACCCCCATGAGGCTCTGTCGCAGCAAGGTTTCCCAAGGGGAACGCGACCAGACCAGCTACTTCCCATACGCTGCTGCCCCTCGCTATCTGGACAGCCCTCTGTGCCGATGGTGGAGGTGGCGGGTACTGCCCCCGCGTCCTCACGCATCAATCAGCAGACCGTGTTACGGCCATACCGGCCCCTCTCCAGGGAGGCTTACCCGAGGGGTCTCCCCTTCGAGGGGCCGGTCCAGCCTCTATGCCCAGCCTTGCCTTCCACGGCAATCATCTTTTGCCCTTGCCCTCCGAGCTCCCCTGGGCCTATATCCCGGTCAGCCGCCGGATGGCCGGAGGTGACACGGCATGTGCCGATAATCAGGAGATTGAGACATGGCTCTCAAGACGATCTACGATAACCAGGACGACATTCCCGAACAGTATCGCGATCTCTTCACCGAGCGGAACGGGAAGTGGGAGCTCACCGGCATCGAAGGGATCAAGACCCCAGCCGATGTGGAGCGGGTGCAGACCGCGCTGAACAAGGAGCGCGACGAGCACAAGAAGACCAAGGACAAGCTGGCGCTGTTCAATGACCTCGATCCCGAGGAAGTCCATGCCCAGCTGGACCGCCTTCCGGAGCTGGAAGCGGCGGCGGGCGACAAGCTCGACGAGGCCAAGATCGAGGAGATCGTCGAAGGACGCATCCGCACCAAGCTCGCCCCGGTCGAACGGGAACGCGATCGCGCCATCAAGGAGCGCGATGAGGCCAAGGCCGAAGCCGACACCGCCCGCAACGAGATCCGCAGCCGCGACATCAAGTCCAAGGTGATGGATGCGGCGGTTAAGGGCAAGGTGGTCGACACCGCCCTGGACGATGTCATCATGCTCGCTGAGCGGGTCTTCGAAGTCAACGAGGACGGCACCGTCACGGCCAAGGATGGCATGGGCGTAACGCCCGGCGTCGATC